ACGACAAAATCGAAGTCATCAACAACGGTGACTTCCCAGTCGTTCAAGTACGCACTGCAACAATCGTCAAAGAAGACGGCGTAGAACTGTCTAAGTCGTTCCACCGTCACGTGGTCATGCCTAACGCTGACCTGACACAAGAGGACGCTGACGTAGCGGCAGTATGTACGCCAGTATTTACACAGGCTGTTAAGGATGCTTACACAGCTAAGTTAGCTGAACAGGAGAACTAAAATGAGCAACACTTACACTTGGAAAATCAACGAACTAGAACGCAACGTAGCAGACGGTGGTGTCACTGTCGTACATTACGGAGTAGACGTAACAGACGGTACTGACACTCTAGGCGCTTACGGCACTGTATCACTCACTCCTGACGCTAACGCTGATGACTTCGTACCCTTTGACAGCCTAACAGAAGCACAGGTCATTGGATGGGTGAAGGACGCTTTAGGTGAAGAGCAGGTTACTAACATCCAGTCACAGCTAGATGCTAAGTTGCATGAGATGCAGAACCCTGTAACAGCCATTGGTAAGCCTTGGGTAGAAGCTCCGGCTGAATAACTATGAGCAAGCTGTGGCGGTTCATAGATCAGATACGAAGTGCTAATGGCCCTGCACAGCTAGTAGGCTACTCTGCATGGGGAGTTATCTTAGCAGGTATGTTATGGAACTATGCTCCTGACTACCTTCACCAAGAACTACTCTTCATGTGGGGCTTAGCTAGTGCTATTGTTGTCCCTGTAGCTATCTGGGCTAACAAGCGAGTGCTACAGTACGTGCTAATGCTAGACATGGTGTTGTCTATGCTAGTGTTAGCTCTGTACTCAATGTATGACCCTCAGTTCGCTACAGAAATAAGCTACCGTGTAGACAACTCAGGCATGATCGGTACTAAGATTGTACATGACCTATCGTGCTGGTTTACTCAGCTAGGGTTATTCTTCATGACAGCACACTCAGCCTACTTAGCTAACCTAACCCAAAGACAAATATTAGAATCACGGAGATTCCACGATGGACATTGAGCCGTACCTGCCCATACTCGTCGCCCTCGTTGGTTCTGCGGGTCTATGGGGTTTCCTAAGCACTAAAGCAAAGAACGAACACGAAAGACGTATGAAAGAGGAAAGCAAGTCTGCTGAGTTTAACGACACTCTAAAGGAACAAGTAGAGTCGTTGAACACTAAAGTAGACAAGCTGGTGGTAGAGAAGGAAGAACTACTAAAGGCTATTGCAGACCTACGTGCTGAACTGGCAGAAGCTAGAGCAACTGTCCAGCACTTAGAGAACATGATTCGGATGCGCTAATGATTAAAGTACTGTTGTTATCTATCTTTCTTACTGGCTGCTCCACCCTCGGTGCTATTAGTTCCCTGGGTGGCGGACCTACTGTAAACTCTAATGCACAGGTAGGTAAAGAGAACACGCAACAGGTAGTAGCAAGTCAAGAAAACACTGAAATTAGTGCCGCTAGCGTGGTACAGAATGAGATACAGGACATACCTCCCTGGGTAATGCTCTTGTTGATTCTAGGATGGGTTCTACCTAGCCCTAAAGAAATATGGGTAGGAACCTTAAAAACTATTCTAGTGCTCTTGGGCAAGCGTAAGCTAGATGTTTAATGATAAGGATGACCGTGGGTAAAGCTACCGTAACCAAGCTACATAAACCACAGATTAACTTTTCACCAAAAACACAACAACAGGCAGAACTACTACACCAACTAAAGAATAACTCGCTAATCATTGCTATGGGACCAGCGGGTACAGGGAAAACCTTCACAGCCTGCTCTCAAGCCGCTATATGGCTCGTAGGAGGGCACATTGATAGGGTGGTACTAGCAAGGGCTAACGTGCCCACAGGGAAGAGCTTAGGAGCTATCCCAGGCACGCTAGAAGAGAAACTAGAACCCTGGGTGTTACCGATGACAGATGTCTTACGTAACCAAATGGGTAAAGCTTATTACGAACACGCAGTAAGCAAAGGTAAGATTGAGACAGTTGCACTAGAGACCATCCGTGGTCGTAGCTTTGACAATGCAATGATCCTTATTGACGAAGCACAGCAACTGACGATGGAAGAGATCAAGGCTATTACAACTCGTATTGGCTTAAACTCTATCCTAGTCTTGATGGGTGATCCCAAACAGACTGATAAAGTAAACTTAACAGGACTGGTAAATTTCAGTGAAATGTTAAGTAAACACGACATCGATGGCACTGCTCTTGTTGAGTTTGACCTAGATGACATTGTAAGAAGTGACACATGTGCAAACATGGTTCGTATGTTCTATAAGGAAGGATTGTAATGGCTATTAAAGATTTGAACAAAGACCAGCTAGGCAAGATGAGCAAGAGCGGTGGATATATGAAGAAACCCCGTGATTATTCTTGCGGTAAGATGAAGAAGCCTGGCCAGAAGAAAGGTAACTAAGATGGCTAAGCGTGGACTTTATGCAAACATTCGGGCTAAACGTAAGCGTATCGCTGCAGGTTCTGGCGAGAAGATGCGTAAGCCCGGTACTAAAGGTGCTCCTACTGCGGCTAACTTCCGCGCTGCTGCCAAGACAGCTAAGAAGCGTACTACGAGGACTCGTCGAGGATGATTAAGAAGAGCTTTGGTGCGTCACTACAGACCACTGACACAGAAGTATATGTAGTTCCTAACGGTAAGAAAGCTGAATGGGTGTTGATCTATGCAACAGACACATCAGGCTCTACTACTAACTTTGACGTAGACATGTACGATGCTTCAGCAAATGCTACGTTGACAATATTGGATAATTATTCTATCTCAGCTAACGACTTTTTTAAGGTTGGCGGTGAACCTAACGCATTCGTTATGATGGACGCAGGTGACAAGATTATTGGTCGTTGTGCTTCTAATAACGATGTAACCTTGATGGTATCAGTTATCGAGCACGAGGACTTATTCTAATGGTAGCACGTCGAACAACTAAAGCAGACCGTAAGTACGCTAACGGTACTACCTACAAGGACTCTAAAGGACGTACGCATAAACGTACATCGGCTAAAGGCACTAAGCGCGGTGATGCCTATTGTGCTCGTTCTAGTGGACAGAAGCGCAAGGACGGTACTATGTCTCCTAAGCTACGTGCTCGCCGTAAAGCCTGGGGTTGTCGTGGTAAGAAATCTGTACGATCATAAATTCATAGTTGACAAATTAAATTTTGTATGCTATACTCTTTACTATAAAGTGACTTAAATATGACTTATTTACAATTAGTAAACTCTGTTCTTACTCGATTGCGAGAAAGTGCAGTATCGGGCGTTAACGAGAACGACTACTCTCGTTTGATTGGCGAATTTGTCAATGACGCTAAACGCGAAGTAGAGGACGCATACAACTGGAATGCTCTTCGTACTACTCTTACTGCAACTACCGTAGCGGATATTTTTAGCTATGAGTTGCAAGGTGCTAAGAGTCGTTTCCGCTTGCTTACAGCTATTAACGATACTGAAAACCTATTTATGGAACAGCGTTCGTCAGCCTGGTTTGACAACGAGTTCCTGAACAACGATCCCGCTAAGGGCGCTCCTAAGTACTTTACCTATAACGGTATTAGTTCTGATGGTGATACACAGATTGAAGTATCTCCTATCCCGGATAAAGCTTACACGCTCCGATTTAACATTGTTAAGCCTCAAGAAGCATTGACTGCTGATGCAACCGAACTGTTAGTTCCTAGCCAGCCTGTAATCCTTGGTGCTTATGCCCGTGCATTGATCGAACGTGGTGAAGACGGTGGTATCTCAGCTAACGAAGCAGCAGTAATTTACCAGTCTGCTTTGTCTGATCACATTGCTATCGAAGCTAACCACTATCCTACTGAATTAGACTGGAATGTAACGTAATGGCTAGTCCCTTAAACGCAGTATCTATTGCAGCCCCGGCATTCTATGGCTTGAACACACAAGAGTCAGGAATCACGCTGGGTAGCGGTTTTGCGTTGACGGCTACCAACTGTATTCTTGACAAGTTTGGTCGTATCGGATCACGTAAAGGCTGGTCCAAAGTAACTGATACTACTTCTGGATTGGCTAGTAAAGATATCCGAGCTATTGCTAGTCATATCGAGACAGACGGCACTGAGACTATTCTCTTTGCTACTGACGATAAACTCTGGCGCTTGGAACAGGGAGAAACAGCTCCCGAAGAACTAACAGCGTCCACGGGCTCTACCGCTATCACCTCTAATACTGGCGACTGGCAGATCATTAGTTTCAATAACAAGGCTATCTTTGTTCAACAAGACGAAACAATGGTCTACTACGACGGTAGCGGTGCTGAGTACCATAGTTTTGATTTAGAGTCTGACGATTCAGACGACTCTCCCGTTGCCACTAACACGCCTAGCTGCGGTTGTGCTGCCTTTGGCCGAGTTTGGATTGCAGATGATTACACTGTGTACTGGTCAAAGTCTTTAGATCCTATTGACTTCCAGGGCACAGGCACTGGTTTCTTAAACATTCGTGAAGTGTTTGGTGAAGACGACAAGATTGTCGCAATCACGCAACATAACAATTACCTCGTTATCTTTGGTCGTAGAAACATTGCCCTTTATTCTGGCGCTAGTGCTAACATTGCAGAGCAGTTTGGACTTGCTGACCACATCAAGGGCGTTGGCTGTATCGCACGCG